AGCAGTGCTTGGCCAAAGTGACGAATAAGGATCTGCTCCCCGAACTGCTTCTCCTTTAGCAACAAGGTCTAATAATTTTCTTTCTTGATCGGAAATCTGTATTGCCATGTTAAATCCTTACTGTGGTCCACTAGATGGTTGTTCTTTAGATATATAATCAGAGTTTTTAGGAGCCATAGGAATTATACCGTTTGCAGGAATATCTATAGTCCCGCCTTCGGCTCTAGCAACACTAAAATGCATTGCATCATCGATGTTTGGCCAATTGCCTCCCCAACCAAGACCCCATTTTGCAATTAATTGTCTAACTATAGCAACTGGCATATCTGTTCTTGGCGCATCTGGCGGGCGTGGTGAAAAATACCCGTTAGGATATCCATTTATTATAGGTGTCGGTTTGTTAATATCAAGAGCTGCACCCGATGCATGATACGAGAACCCTGTTCCGCCTGTTACACTTCTGTAAGCATATCCGTCTAGTCGTTTTATTACATAACCAGTTGCTTCTAGGTCATCAATAAATCCTTGGAAAGTATCTTTAAACACCTCTGCAACTTGTGCAGTTAATCCTCTTTTTGACCTAATAGTTGCAAGAGGACCTTGCCCTTCTGCTGGTATAGCTACTGAACCGCCAGCGGTTCTAGGATATTCAAGATCTCCGGAATTGCCAAGGCCGACACCTCCACTACCAGGAACCGTCACACTGGATTTTCTTCCAGTTACACTCTTTTGGAAAGTATCAGGTGTTAACACTCGATCATTCGTCGGCAATTCTCCAGGTAATTCTCTATCTGTTTGTTCGGGTTTAAATGCATATGGGTTCATGTTTTCGTGTTGAGTCCACGGTTCTCTTTGTGGTGCTCTAGTTACAATACTATCATATGGAACTGGAACTGTTGCACCAGGAAAGTTATAAGGCAAAATTACTGTAGGCAAAGGTTTTCCTGCATATGCACTTGTTGGTGCTGTAGGAGTGTTGCCGCCGATTGGTTTAATAGCCGGAGCAGGCGCTGTTGAGGTACCGCTGTTTAAATTAATAGATCCGCTGCCGTCAACATCGAACTTACTGGAAAGAACACTAAACGCATCTTTCGCTTCATTGAGAACTGTGTTGCCAATTTGGTGTACTTTATCTTTTGCCTGTGAATAAATGCTTGCTTGAGATGTAACGTGTACTTCGCCCGACGCTTGTGTAAAATACGAACCTGCAATGTCGTCAACCATGTCAGCAAAAGATTTTCTAAACCAACTTCCGACCGCAGTTTGATGTACAGATCCTTCTGCTCTTGAATACATGTTTTGATTAGTATTCATGCTTATATCACCACTAGCTGTTACCTTAAGTTCTCTAGAGGAATTTATATCTATGCTTTCAACAGATCTAACAGATGTATTTCTTCCTGCATACAAACTTAGATCGTATAAAGATTCGATGTGTACGCGGCCACTTTCTTTTCCATCCATGATAGGAGCACCGTCACTCCAACGTGCTGCGGCTTTCATATTGATATTTCTACCAGCTTCGAGATTTATGTCTCTTTCTGCTGTTATATTTAGATCCTGGTTGGTCATTATACTAATACTGTCATCAGCATGAATATCTATTTTACCGTCTGAAGTTAATTCTATCCATGCAGTGCCTCTGCTGTTTGCAATATAAATCAAATCTTCTGAATTGTGCAATAATATTTGATGTCCAGTTCTAGTTCTAATTCTAATACACTCGTTTTGAGGAATTGTTTCGTCGCCTCCGGGTTCTCCTGCTTCTTTGTTTATATAAAAAGGAGGACCATCAGCAGCATGTGTAGCTCTAATAAACTTATCATCGCCGTCGTCCATAACAATAGAACTTCCACCTAATCTACTCTTTGGTAAAGAAACTTCGTTGTTTGTTGTACCAGATTTTTTAGTAGGTGATTTTAATCTTTTATCTAAAGGTCCCGGAGTGTTTATACCAAACACTGCACTCGGAACTTCACGTCTTGCCGAACTAGTAGTTAAACCTCTAACTTCGTCATACAGTAATCCCTGAACTTCTAGTATTTCAGTAAAATCTTTATTATAAGGTTTAGTATATTGTGTAGGATCGTTGTTGACTTTGGTTTCTAAAGCCTTGTTATATTCGCCAACTGGTAGCTTTTTTCCTTTTAAGTTTTGAGGTGTTGCTGGAGATGTTAACTCAGTTGCTGCTCGACCGTCCGGAACCATAAAATTCATGTACGGCTCAGGAACACAGGCAAACCAATATCCTAAGTCTCGTCGACCTTCCACAAACATAACTAGTACTTTCGATCCTACATCTGGAGGAACTGCCCAAAAACCGTAACTTTGCTGAGTATGACGATATGCGTCTACACCTTCTGTATCAGTATATGGGGTTACTCCGTAAAACGGTGTTGCATAACTTACAACTACTGTTTCGTTTTCTGCTTTTTCACTGCGGAAGTCAGCATCACCAAACATACTTGTTTTTAAGAGCCTTACTTTTAAGGCTCCCATATAATTTCTATCTAAATGTCCAACAACTTCGGCAATAAATGGGCCAGGATTTCCAGACATTACTGCATCATTCGGAGAACGCGAAGTCTTGTTTGTTACTCTATTATTTACGCTCATTGTTATCCTTTAAAATAATTTAAATTTGCCGAGCGAACTTTGAATAGTGTTCGGCAAAGACTTTACAGTACCTGATATTTGATTTATTGAGGTGGAAATTGCACCTATATTTTCCGAAAAGGATGAAAGTCCTGAAATAACTCCAGGAAAGCCGCCCGTTTTTATTTGATTTATACTATTTTGTAAATTTCGAAAATCTGACTGTATTTGGTTAAACGGTGCAGCAATACCGTTAATGGTACTTATAAAATTGTTTTGTATTAATTGAAAACTATTAATAAAATTGTTCGCCGATTCTATTGCTTGAAATATAGAAGTTTCTCCTAACGACTGGAATAATTCTACTTTCATTAAGTCTAAATTAAAACTTTGATATTGTTCGGGCAAGATTTGTAAAAATGGTTGTATTATCTGACTTACAGATTGTATAGATTGATTTAATGCAAATTCTGCTGCTTCAAGATTAATTGCCGATACAAACGCACTCGTTACCATGTTTGAAGTATCAATTGATTCCGATGTTTGATTCGGTCTTCTAAGTAAAGACAACTCTTGTGTAAATTGACCTTTTGAAAAAGTTGATGTTAGAGTAACTACTCTGTATATTCCATTAAAACCGTTTGCAGGATCTAATGTCATTAAACCTGTATTTTTATTATAATCTATTCCACTTTTAATTTGTAATAAAACATCAACCTCTGACGATATATAATCCACTGTGCCATCTTCGTTTAAGTATATAGAATCTGGGCCTGATCTATAATTTCCAGCATCGCTGTCATTTAGATAATAAGGGTCGCCTAGTATTTTTAAATTTAAAGACACGTTATCAACACTGCTGTTTAATATCATATCATTAAATGCTCTAGCAATTATATTTTTTCTGTCAAACGACCCTAGACCACCTGCTAACATTATTTCTTTAGCTGTTTTTTCAACTCTTTTGTAGATATTAAAAGCTATCCAGGATACAGACGATTCTAACGGAACTATTTCCGGAGGTAATGTGTTTTCTCCGATAATGTTTTTCATATAAGCATCTTGTCCTGCTTCTGTATTAAACGAAGGATTATAAAACCCGTTATCAATTGAAAATTCAAAATCAAGTACTTCGGTATTTTTGCCTGTATACGAATAATAATAAGCTTTAACACAATCTGCAATGTTTGAAGCGTAGTTAAATGGTGTAGTAGATGTACTAAATTTAGAAAAATGAACTTTGTAAGGAATTACAATATATTCAATTTCATATGCTGGTCGACTTGATATCGATTCGTCTCCTAAAGTTAAAATTCTAACCTTAGAATCAATTCTAAACCAGTTTACCATTCCTCTGCCATCTGGTTGTGACAAACTCTGTGTTAAGTTTTTTCCCCATGCACTACTTAAAATAACTTCTTTTATTACTTCTTCTATTTTTGTTCCTTCATTAAAAGTATAAACTTTTTCACTAGGGTCAATAGTAATCGGTCCTCGTTGTGCTATATTATCAACTACTACATCTTCATCATTTGCAACGTTGTCTTTTGCAAAATCATTTAAATTTTCAATGATATAAGAATTACCAAGTTCGTTTACATCTGTATTAAATGACGCACCTGTAGGTGTCGATATTATTCTTGTAGAATTACCGTTATTAGGAAAACTTATAATATATCGATCTCCAGTTTTTTGATTTTTTTGTGCGGCAGCAGCTAGACCTGGGTCAACAGTGCCTTCGCCGTATCCTACTGGAATTATTTCTCTTCTGTTAAGTTCGTTTGCCAAACTATTCTCAGCAGAACTTAACATTTCACCAACTGTTGTTCCTTTAATAGATGTAGTCTTCTTTAATCTTGATATTTCATCCGTATACGCAAGATGATTGTAAGAAATAGCACTTACGTTATAAATTGTGCCGCCGGCGTCAACTTTAAAAGTAACATTTGTTAACTTTATAACAAAGCAGCGTCTTGAAACAAATTTTTCAATATTATTTTCTGAATCCCATCCTATAAAATCTAAAGATAACAAAAATGGTGCTTCGATATAATTTTTATAACCAGCTGCATCTGCTGCAACAAACAAAGACTGAAAAAACAATCCAACGCTGTATGGCTCAGTAACTGTAAATTCCATTGTCGTAACTGTAGTAACCCCAGTACCTGGGTTAGGAGAAACCAATGACGAAATCATAACATCGTCAATAAAATACTCTACATTTATTCCTAAGCTAGATTCTATTGCTGTCTTGGTTGGTTTATCTGGAAGACCCCCTGACCTTATTATAGGCAAATTTCCTCCAGTAGATCTATACAAATCAGGATTGTTAAGTTCGTCTGGTCTAAGCGGTCCAAAAGTCCACCGATAGTTGTAAGATCTAAACTTACTTAACTCGTTTTTTTGTACAGCCATATTAAATCCCTATAACAGTAGTAAGTGTTGATTTTTTAGGCAAGTATATTTGAGTTCCTGCAACAAAGTCAAATATAGGATCTTTAATTACTTCGATGTTTCTTACTGAAAATACCCACCAAAGTTTAGAACTTCCGTATAAGTCAAATGCTAACAAGTCAGGTCTATATGTGTATTGTGGTTGTATAGAATACACAATGTCATCTGCTTGTGGCGGTATTGATCTTTTAACATAAAAATCTAAATAGTTACCAATATTTACTTTTGTATTTGCCCAAGGACTTGATTTTGAATACACCGACATTAAATAAATCCTTTATTTGTTGTACTTTGTTGACCTATATAACCACCTTGTGCAAATTCATCAAGGTTAAATTTGCTAACATCGTCTCTGCTGTATATTGGTTGGAGTGTTACGTTTAGATTACTTAAAACCGGAACATAAGAATAGGACGACGAGTTGTTGTCTGTTGAAAAACCGCCATTTATAGGAACTTTAATATAGTCAACGTCGTTTCTTAAATCTAATGTAAATAATTTTACGACACACGGTACTTTGTTAAAAATAAAATCTCCGTATCCACTCAAATAAACAATAGGTGGCGGTGCTCCTAGGTTTGTTGAGCTTCCATAAAACATTTTTGTTATAGATCTTAAAAAATGAACCGATGCAATCCAGTAGCGTCCATCCGATTCGTTCTCAACTGGAAACTCGCCAGTTATAGTGATATCTTCAACTGCCGAGTTTTGGTATTGTAAGAATGGATAATTTGTATGTGTCGGCGATAATGTATTATAATTTGCCGAGTGTGCAACAGTAATTTGAGGAGTAGTTGGCCATACCATTGCATTACCCGAAAATTTCAATGGTGCAAACATAGAAGAATTTAAAAATTCAGGAGTATTAGGTAAACTTAATCTAACACGCCAATCAGCACCTGATGTTTGTGATGCTGCACTGTATGATCCATACGCTCTAGTTTGTTCTGTATATTCTGCACCGGCGGGCAAATTTCCAAGTCTGATTTGAGATATATATGTTACAGGATTAGAAATATTTTGTATATTAGATGTAAAATTTCCTTGTCTTACGTTACTAAATGTATTTTGAAAATTATTTTGTAAATTTTGAAAACTATCAACTACTCCGCCAACGGTGTTAGCAAAAGAACTTATTCTATTTGCTGTAGAACTAATACTTTGTGTAATTTGTGTTAACTTTGTTAAAAATCCCATGACACCATTCTCCATATATATTTAGTTGACAAAATTATATACGTATATTAAAATAAAGTAATTTCCTAGGAGAAAAAATGAAAAAAGTAAACTATCTTAATAACAAAGACATGTTATTAGAAATACACAAGTCAAAGAACACGTTTTCAAGCTTTGTTGACCCCGATTATGTTGATTATGATCTAATTTTGCCTGATCTAGACAAGATTAATATAAGAACTATTGCAGAAGCAAAGAAAAATAGAGCAAAAAAACTTACTTTAAAAAAGTACGAAGAAGAAAAACTTCTAAATAATAAAACAAAGTTATCTGAAATAGAGATAGACTATAAAAAAATAGAAAAAACTGACTTAATTTTTAGAATTATGACATACGATCACATACCAGAAGAAGCAGGTCGTAAAAAAAATCCAAAAAATGTTGCAGACACTAAAGTAAAATTAAATTTTCCACCATTTCAACATTGGAAATTTGATGAAAATGACAATCTTATATGTGTTGGAAAAAGTCATTGGCAAGGTGGCATGGAAAACGGGCATTTTTCTAAAGATCACGGAAAAGCAACAAACAAGCTTGCACTTATGTGGATGAAATTATGTGATCGTTATGCTACTCGTGGTAATGTTCGTGGTTATACCTACAACGACGAAATGAAGGGACAAGCAATACTACAGCTAGCACAAATAGGGTTGCAGTTTGATGAGTCAAAAAGTCAAAATCCATTTGCCTATTACACAGCCGCAGTTACTAACAGTTTTGTAAGAGTTATTAATTTAGAAAAACGTAATCAAAATATTAGAGATGACATTCTCGAAATGAACAACTTGAATCCTAGCTTTACTCGTCAAAGTGCTGGTGAATTCGAAGCTGGCTTAAAAAGATTCAATGATAGCCATGATTAATTTATAGTTGACATTTGTTATCTTATCATTTATATTATATAGAGTTACGGAGTTATCTTAGTGTTTAAGAAAGCAGCAGTGTTTACGGACCTTCATTGTGGTATGAAGGGTAATTCAAAAATTCATAATCAGGATTGTGAAGATTTTGTTGATTGGTATATCGAAACTGCCCAAAAAAATGGATGCGATACTGGAATCTTTTGCGGTGATTGGCATCACAACAGAAATAGTTTAAATTTAACAACTATGGATACCAGTATTAGATGTTTAGAAAAACTTGGAAAAGCTTTTGACCAGTTTTTTATGTTTGACGGCAATCACGATCTTTATTATAAAGACAAAAGAGATGTAAATTCTACAGCATTTGCAAAACATATACCTGGAATTACAACTATTAACGATATTTACGTTAAAGACGACGTTGCTCTTATACCTTGGTTAGTTGGCGAAGAATGGAAACGCATTCCTAAGATAAAATCCAAGTATATGTTTGGACATTTTGAATTACCAAGCTTTTATATGAACGCAATGGTGCAAATGCCCGATCACGGAGAACTTAAAAGTGAGCATTTTGTAAATCAAGACTATGTTTTTAGTGGACACTTCCACAAAAGACAGAAGCAAGGCAAAATTCACTACATAGGCAATGCATTTCCGCACAACTACGCCGATACATGGGACGATGATAGAGGAATGATGATCCTCGATCGAGAAAACAATAAAGAACCAGAGTACATTAATTGGGCAGATGCTCCTAAATATCGAAATGTTATGCTTTCTCAGTTGATAGACAACAAAGATACTTTAATAAAATCAAAAATGTATCTTCGAGTAACATTAGATATTCCTATTTCCTACGAAGAAGCAAATTTTATTAAAGAAACGTTCATGGAACAGTACGAATGTAGAGAGATTACTCTAATTCCACAAAAGCAGATTGAAGAAATTAGCACTGACCTTGATATAGGACAGTTTGAGAGTGTTGATCAGATTGTTAGCAATGAAATTTTAGCTATCGACAGTGAAAATTTTGATAAATCTCTTCTATTAAAAATTTATAGTGAATTATGACAATAAAAATTAAAGACTTATCTGTTAAAAACTTTATGAGTGTGGGTAATGTTACTCAGGCTGTCGACTTTAATCGAGAGCAACTCACTCTAGTGCTTGGCGAAAACTTAGATCAAGGAGGTGACGATTCTGGTTCCCGTAACGGTACAGGCAAAACCACTATTATTAACGGTTTATCATATGCCCTGTACGGCCAAGCACTTACTAATATTAAAAGAAACAACCTAATTAACAAAACTAACAGCAAAGGTATGTTAGTTACGTTAAATTTTGAGAAAAATGGGGTTGAATATAGAGTTGAACGTGGAAGATCACCTAATATTCTAAAATTCTTTGTTAACGGTGTTGAAAAGTCTAGTGAGATCACTGACGAAAGTCAAGGTGATAGTAGAGAAACTCAAAAAGATATCAACGAGTTACTAGGACTTAGTCACAATATGTTTAAACACATTGTTGCTCTCAATACATACACCGAACCATTTCTTAGTTTAAAGACCAATGAACAAAGAGAAATTATCGAGCAACTGTTAGGCATTACACTACTTTCGGAAAAAGCAGAATCTCTTAAAGAACAAATAAAAGTAACAAAAGATATTATTACAGAAGAAACTTTAAAGATTAATGCCATTCAAGCAAGCAATGAGAAGATAAAAGCCAGCATAGATCAGCTTGTTAGTCGTCAACGTGCATGGGAAAGTAAGAAAAAGCAAGATGCTGAGCATTTGCAAAAAGCTATTACCGAACTTGAGCACTTAGACATTGATTTAGAACTAGAACTTCATGAAAAATTAGTTAATTGGACACAATTAAACAACGAGATCTCTGGTTTAAACAAAGAAAAGTCAACTTTAGAAACTGCAATGCTACGTGCAAGCAATTCTGTAAAAAAGATCGAAGACGATATTAACAATTTAGATGATGCTGTTTGTTTTACATGCGGTCAAGCGTTACACAAAGATAAAAAAGAAAAAATATTAGCTGAAAAAGAAAAAGAACTAGCAGATGCTAACGCATACAAAGACGAAGTTGATTCAAAACTTCAGATTGTTCTTAAGTCGTTGAGTTCTATCGGTGATATTAACGGAAAACCTGTTACATTTTATGAAACAGCTAAAGAAGCATACGAACATCGTAGCAATGTCGATAATTTAAAAGTATTATTAAAGAATAAAGAACTAGAAGAAGACACATACCAAGATCAAATAAACGATTTAAAGACAACTGCGTTACAAACAGTCGACTGGTCTACAATTAACAAGCTAACTTCACTAAAAGAACATCAAGAGTTTCTTTTAAAGCTGTTAACTAATAAAGATTCTTTTATTAGAAAAAAAATTATAGATCAAAACTTAAATTATCTAAACAATAGACTGACTTATTACTTAGATAAACTAGGATTGCCTCATCAAGTAGAGTTTTTAAACGATCTAACTGTTCAAATTACACAGTTAGGTCAAGATTTAGACTTTGACAACTTGTCAAGAGGCGAAAGAAACAGACTTATACTTGGATTAAGTTTTGCATTCCGCGATGTTTGGGAATCTTTGTATCAATCAATCAACTTATTGTTTATAGACGAGTTAATTGATAGTGGAATGGACACCGCAGGTGTAGAAAATTCCTTAGGTGTACTTAAAAAGATGGGTCGTGAAAGAGATAAAAATATATTTTTAATATCTCACAAGGATGAATTGATAGGAAGAGTTAATAATGTTCTTAAAGTTATTAAAGAAAATGGGTTCACATCCTATCAACCTGACTTAGAAGTTACAAGTATAATTTAAAAATGACTAGAAAAACTTATCCTTTAAAAGTACACATTGATGATACACACGACAAACTAGCAAAGGCGTATCTCGAATATTTCAAAGCAAACGAAATATTCGAGCAACGTCCATCTGAACCAAAACGCCGTATAGTTCGAAAATGGCTTCAGGAGATAAGACATTATGCTAAATTACGTAGAGTAGAGGTAATTGAGTCTCATCTTAACAAGCAAGAAAGATACAAACGCGGTGGCAAGCAAAAGCAAGACAAAGGGGAAGGGGTTTGAAAGAGAAATTGCAAACTTCTTATCAGAACTCTACGAAGATTCTTTTACTAGAGTACCTGATTCGGGTGCATTTACCGGAGGCAAAAACGCTCATAGACGAGATAAGCTCACTGAAGGTCAAATTAGATCCCATAAAGGCGACATCATTCCACCCGACGACTGGAAAAAATTTAACGCAGAGTGTAAAAACTATGCGGAATTCCCGTTTCACCAATTAATTTCTTTAGGCCACATACCTTTACTCGAAGGTTGGATTTCACAAACACTAGAAGCAGCAGACCAAGGCGACATTAATATTATCTTTATGAAGTTTAATCGTAAAGGCAGATATGTTTTATTTCAAAAAGAAAACGACTTTCAAACTTACAGGCACGTCGACTATCAAGATAAATCAGGCAACTACTGGCGATTTACAAGCTTTGACGATTTCTTTTCCTTAAACAAAGATTTATTTCAAAAAAACTGCACAGGCATTTAAGGCTAACATCAAACAGCACATAAGGTTGGCGGGCCAGTTTATAATACCGCTGTGGAAAAGTCGGCTTGATACCCGAACACGTGACATGTTGAGACATTGCCGGTAGTAGGCTCTAAGTATTGACATTGAATGATTGCTGTCATTCAAAAACACCGCATACTCCTAAACACTTAAGGATTGAGGAACGAGCTTAAGACAGGCAGTGCAGCGTAAACAGTACATTGAAAAGTGTATTGTTTATGACGCATTGCCTGGGTCGACGCAGGTAGGGAAAAGGTTAGAGTCCCTGGAGTTGGTGTATAAACAAAAAACCTGCTTCCCGTGTCTCGGCTAGTGCAACTCACATGAAGTCAACGACGACGGAACCTTAAAACAGGTTCCGTCTGACCAGATTAATCTACATGAAGTATTTCACTTCGTGCTTAATATTATTTAGAAAAGAAATGTGTTGAGCGATAGCGAAACACAGATGAACGTAGTTCATCTTGTATAAATAATATTAACAACTCTAAAGGATTTCTCTTATGAAAATATCTTCTATTATCGCAGAACAAGAAAAAACAAATGAAGGCCCACTAAGAAATATAATGCCTGCATTTACTAAAACACAAAAACTAAGAAAGGCAGCTGGTAAAGCTGCCGCTGGTGCTACTAAAGATGAAATTCGACAAATGGAAGTTGAATTATTAACTTATATGGAATACTCGGGTCAAAAAAGAGCAACACCTGACGTATTAAAAAATTACTTTAAACAAAAAGGTCTTGGGAACGTAGGAACATCCGTAGTAGATGCATTTGTAGCATCTAAGAGACCAGCAGCACCTCCTAGTGATGCTGCTGGTGCTGGTGCTGCTGGTCTAGGTGGTAATCCGCCAGCTAATCCACCAGCAAGTAATGGACCAACACCTCCACCTGCTCCTCCAACAGCACTTCCACGTGGAACAAAAGCTAAATTAGCATCTGGAGAAGAATTCACTTGGCAAGGTGCTCAATGGAAGAGCAATCAAACTGGTCGTGTGGCTAGTAAAGCACAAAAGCAAGAACTTAATCAAGCTGCTGGTATGCAAACTAACAGCATGTACGAAGCTGCTGATCCAAATGCTTTAACCAAGGGCGAAGTTAGAAAAATTATTCAACAGGTTGTACAAAAAGCATACGGTGGTGCAGCAGGATTTAGTCAAAGTAGATTTGCAGAACCTGGACAAGCCAGTGCTGCTGGACCAAGTGGTGGTTCCGCTGGCGGTGCAGGCTTACCTGATTCAATAACAAATGCTGTTAGTGGATTAACACCTGCTCAAAAAGCTGCACTAAAGGCAATGCTCTAATTACCAGAACGGCTGTCCGGTTTTCTTAGCAGTATCAAGATTCTCTTTAATTAGGTGGGCTATAATTTCTCTTTCGTCAGGACTTAGTTCGTAAGCTTCTGAGAGACTTAGCCCACCTCTCATATACCAACATAATCTTGTTAAGTCAAACTTGATTTGCTTAGTTTCGTTTTCAAGGACCTCAACTTCTT